AAGAAACCATATACGGAAAGAAGTAATGTTTTACATTCTTATCAATCTATTTATATTACCGGAAGACACCGGATTTTCGCCTAACTACTATCACAGGCATTAGTAATAACTGTCTACCACCCAAGATCATGCTCAATCTCATCATCCAGGTCATTGAGCTGGACAGTGATATCCTGATATGATGCATCATAAACATTACGAGATTGCAGATTCTCCCAAGTGGGGAACCCAGTTCTCAAATCATCAGTGGTGATTCCATGCTGTCTCATCTTCCGTATATCTGTCCTATCAACTCGCTGTATCATTTCATCAGCAGACTGGTTGTGCGTATAAGATGAGGGAACAAAGCGTAAGAGCTCCCTATAAAAGAACATGAGGCTCTTATACGCATCATAATTCGACCCATGAGTGCCATAAACATGCCCAAGCACAGATAGCATCACGTCCATTATATCACGATCTTTGGGTTCGCGACCCCACGCTGCCCGACAAATGTAATCCCGAGTTTCCCTAAAAGGGACAAAAGATGACTGGCCTTCTCCTTTATTCTTGTTCACTACAGCGTAATGCTTCAAAAAAACCATTCCTGGCAAACCAACTAACCAACCCTCAAATTCAGTGGAACAGAAAGGAACTCCGTCCCGATGATCTCGCAATTCTACTTCAAACATCTCTTCTAGGAACTTAGCAAACAACGTCGTCGAAAAATAAGTTGATCCTAATCCCTCACCTTTATTGTAGACATGGTCATCTCCATAGACTATAAGCTTTACTATCTTAATAAATTCTTCTTCAAGCTGAGCCTGGTGATTTTTTGGGGCATTAAAAACTTGCCACACACAAAACAAGCAGAAGTACAACGCCATCACCCACGAATCCATATGACTGGTATTGTAACAACCAGAGGGGACGCCCCCCCTCTGGATGCACCACAATTCACCAAACAATTGAGTAATTCGCGCAATAATAGCCTTTATAATCTGTTTGATAATCTTCTTCTTTATTTCATAGTCTTCAGATCCAGGAATCTCATAGGCTAGACTAGAGCTATAATAAAGGTTGACAAAAAAAGCTTTAACTCGCATATCAAACTTGTCTATGTCACCGTCACACAATATATTCTTAAAGCAGTTCGCAATAGAAATTCCTAAACATTTAGCAATCGAGTCCATTCCTCCTCTTGACCAGCGATGACCAATACGAATACAAGGTCCCCTTTCTTTTAACATTCGAATTTTAGAAACCAAACGTTCAAGGATAACAAAGTTTGAAGATGGTATAACAAAAACTCGACACTTGTCCTGAAATTTCTGCCATTTATCATCCGCATACTGCTTATCGAACGTAAAGAACATCTCATCCTTGGGAGTTATAACCCAATACACCGGTATATCTCTCCCATCACGTATGAGTCGAAGGAAC